GGAGCAGTGACGACCGATTTCTGTGGATAACGTGTCAGCATGAACCAAACAAGCGCCCAAGAACACACGGTGGACTTGCCAACGCCGTGACCTGCACGAACCGAAATGCGTCGCTCGCCCCTTGCCAGCGCGACCAGAAACTCTCGCTGCCAAGGCAGTGGCGTGGCTTTCAGGACATTTTCGACAAATTCAACGGGCTTGTTGCGATAGGCTTCAATAAAGAAAGCGTAAGCCTCTTCCATAGTTTTTATATTTTTTGGATCAAGTGCAGGTTTGACGACGGGGGGCACGGGGGTGGGGGTTGCCTCGTTTTGCCCGTGAATTAAAATAGGGTGGGTATCTATAGACTCGCCCCCGCCGACCCCCATAGCCGGGGGGCTTTTGGCCTCATCGTCCTTACGTTCGGTCAATTGGCGCTTAGACATTCGGGATAGTCTCCACGTTCACGTCTGATTCTTCCAATGTTATCAACACGTTAGCTGACTGATCTGCAAGTGACCGAACGACTGGATCAGCTATCGTTCCCTCTATCGTTGTCATAGTGGCAAGACCGATCAGCGCTGAAAGATGAGGGGAAGCATTGTGTGTCACCTCTAAGGTGGCTTGCTGTTTAGCTTTGCCAATGGCTCTGTCAAAGACTTCTTTGGCCGCTGATAGGCGCTCGCTGTGGCTAGCCGTCTTGTCGGATAGGATATCCTCTAAGACGTCGACGGCTTTGAAGGTTAGTCCTTCCAATCGTCGAAGCATGGCGGCACGTTTGGCAACGTGTCCAGACGGATTGCCCGATTGCCCTTTCACCCAAGCCATTGCACCATTGTCCTAAGTTATTGATCGGATTGACGAACAAATAATCCGTTAAAAAGAATCTTGCAAGAGAATCATTTTTATCATTGACTAGTCGAAACAGTCACCCTATTCATGGTGTCACTGATTAACCAATGGAGTAGACCAATGACAATCACAGTGCAAATTAAAACAGTTTACGGCAACGAAGCAATTTATCCGATTTGCGATAAAGCCAAGCAATTCGCGGCACTTGTCGGAACAAAGACGTTAACGCGTGACGCTATCGCAAAAATCAAAGCGCTTGGCTATTTGGTCGAAGTGCAAGCCCCCACGCTTTAAACAATCAAAAACATAAAAGGGATTAAGACAATGACAAACTATAACGGCTGGACCAATTATGCGACATGGCGGATCAATTTGGAAATCTTTGACGGAGTAGACGTCGAGGAAATGGGATGGAATGAATTGAGCCTTTATGACATGGCGCAAACGCTTAAAGAATACGCAATCGAAGTGATTGAATGCGATATGCCGGAAGGTCTGGCCTTGGATTATGCCAGAGCTTTTGTTTCTGAGGTTAATTGGTACGATATCGCAAAGCATTACGTGGTCGAACAATCCGACGATGAACAAGAAGAAGCGGCATAATGGAAACGCTAACAGCATTCGACGGATTAATCATATTCGGACCATTCCTTGCGCTTGCCGCAATTCTCGCAATTGGTTTTGCTTTTAAGGGATTAAGACAATGATTTTTGACACTGTTAAGGAAGGCCCACGCAAGGGAGAATTAGTCCGATTGCCTATCGCCTCGCCCGCAATTCGACGCGATGGAGACACGCCGCGCAATCGTAGCGTGAGCGGGTATGGCAACCGTATCCCGACACAATACCGCGTTCGAACAATAGATAACCGTTGGCGACGTGTTTATGCGATTTGCTACTCTAACGTGGCGACTTTGTATGTTCGCCACGGCAAAGTAGTGACAATCGTCAATCTATATTCCGCATGACCATTTGCTAGAACGCCGCCTATTAGGGCGGCGTTTCGCTGATTGCCATACTGGACAATCTTAATGGGGGAAAAAATCATGCAAGAGATTCAGGAACCAGCACGGCGCATGGATAATGGCGCGGCGGATGATCGCTACCAGCTCGCCTATGAGTGGCTTGGCTATTCTGAGCCGATGCTTGCTTTGCGTTTCTGTGGTGAACTTATCGGTGCTCCGCATGGTATCACGCAAGCTCGGAGAATCGCCGAGGATCATTACGAAACAATGATGGGTCTAAACTAACCAGCAACAATGCAATGCGCGGCAATAAGAGCGGCCTCAGCGCGATTGTGGTCTTTCTTGCGTTGCCAATGTTCAAACGATTCGAACAAACGACCGGCATATAAGCGCGCGGCTTCTTTGTCGGCTGGCACTTCTAATGCACGCTTCCAAACGCCGGACGACACAAGCCGATATGGCACACGCGCAATCCGCAAGGTTGCTGCAATCGTCGCCATTGTTGCGCCCATGCTAAAAGCCGACATGCCGGAAACGCCGGGCGGTGCGATCATTCGTTCGCACGCTACCCGGTCAATTTTACCGATTGCTTTGAGCAAGGCCAAAAGGGCAACCGGATCAATGTATCGGCGCGTTTTACCCGTCGACGTCTTTTCAGAATACGTTGGCAGGTCGTGCACGGCTTCGACCGTGAACGTACCGTCGACCCCGTTGACGACCGCTAATGCCCCGCTCAAACCGGGATCAATACCTATTACACGCATGTGCTTACGTCCATGTTCATGTCCGGCCCTTTAGCACGTCTACGTCCATGTGTCGATGAAACGCACGTCCACGTCCACGTGTCGATGAAACGCACGTCCACGTCCACGTCTGGCAAAAACGGCGCGTCTACGTCCACGTTTATGGGCACTAAAAGCGTTTATGTCCACGTCTGCGTTCGTTGTTGTACCGTATATAATATAATGCTATAATGATATATCGATAACCAAGGAGTTAAGATATGTCGTCCACTATGTTTAATGATTTACCCTTAGAATCCTTCATTCCTGCTGAAACTACTCTTGATCGGAGAAGAACACGGGCAGCGTTTCAATATTGGCAACGTCGTCTTTCAGAAGAAGACGCCCGAAAAAAATGGAAACTTGTTTATGATGATAGAGGGTTTAAATTATCAGAAAACCTCGGAGCCATTCGCCCCGGTAGAAAATCCGATACCAAGCAGAAAGCACCGGCGTATTTAATTCCTCCTGTTGATATGGACCACCTTTTTACGCCTCATTACACCGGCTACACAGACGCTATGATTGAGCTATTTCTTCATTCATTTAAAACTGGTGAATGGTTTTCTGTTTCTCCGGCAAATAATCACGCCGCACAATGCGCCGTCTATAATTGGTGTAATGACCACACATTCCTTTATTGGCGGAAACTTTACATAGACAAAATTACAGATCAAACCTGTTTTCTTATTACTCGATGATCTGGAAGACTGCGCAAGACCACGAACGGGCTTGAAAGGGCTTTCAAAAACACCCTTTCAAGCTTTTAACACCAAAAAACCTTTATATTTCAATGGTGTTTTTTCTGCACGGCGTCTGGAAGGGCTGGAAGGGCAAAAACAGCAAATTCGGCTATAAACTAAATATAATGATATATGATATAGGATTGTATATCAATATATCCTATATCATAATAATACTAAACTTTATAGAAAAGGTCTTCCAGCCCTTTCAGACCCCTTAACCCTTTGAAATTATTAAATAAAGTACAAAAAGTTAGTCTTTCGTTTGCCCTTTCGTGCTCTTGCGTTGCTCTTCCAAATTTAACCCCCTGCACAAGACACCGTTTGCGTCCCTGCACAAGACACCGTTTGCGTCCCTGCAAATCCTACTTGCCAAATCGCAAGCAAACAGTCCTTGCAACCTATTAAACAAGTCACCTATAACAAAGGGGTCCAAGGCAATTCCGCCAGCGGACCGAACTTGTTTTCCTCCCTTAACTTGCCGGGGGTGCCCATAAAGCCCCTCGGTCTTTTTTCAAAAGGCAAAAAACAATGTGGGTTCTCGTGATGATGGCCGTGTTCATCGGCCCAGAACTGGACCAAAGCCTCTACCCCGTCACCGGAAAAACTTTACAGTCATACCCCACCGAGGCCGCGTGCAAAAGCGACAAAGCCACTCAGACACGCGCCTTCTACCAATCCCTGCCCGTGAAGCCCGCCGTATTTGGGAGCACGTGCGTCGAAGTCAACTTGGGAGCACCAACATGACAATGACTAAATCAATCGGCGGTTTCGCCAGCAAACGAGAGCTTGGCGCGTCCCGCGATCCCCGCCATGCGGACACCATTACCTTGAA